TACAGGATATTCTCGGAAACGAGCCAATAACCTGTGACTGTCAAGAATAATGAGAACACATCCTTATGATAAATTATTGGGCCGTAAACGCAAATGGTCCCCCGTAAAGCCCACCGTTGGAGTCTTGAAATATGGATCAGAAGACGTTATTAGGCGTGCGCTCGCTGCACGTCATCTGGAGTTACCAGTCGGTGCCTTTATTTCGGAAGGTCTTGAAAAAGATGTTCCCGATAACGCTAGAAAACTACTAGAGGACAATGTTAAAGACGAAGAAAGACATGATCTTGCTCTCGGATACTATGCAAATGCCCTTGGTACAAATGAAATTGAAGAAAAAGAAGGGAAGTTATTAAGAGATGCCTGGATTACACACCCTGATCATACAATTACCAAAGCTTTGGTCGCAGAACGGGCCATCTTCTTCGTTCTACTCCCTTTCTTTAGGTTTAATGGGGATGCTGCTCTTCGCACTCTATCTGCCGATATCTCCAGGGACGAGCAGATCCATGTCGGAGCGAATAGCCTTGTATGTACTGAGTTGGGCCTATCTCCTTCTCCTTCTTTGGATAAACTTAGGAAGGCCACCATTAACTGGATTCTTCAACCTCTAGGTATAAATACTCTCGATAAATATTTAGACAAAAAATTTTGGCTGGATGCGAGCGATCGCTTAATGTATGAGGGCAAAGCCCCAGAGTTTTCTGAGACACAGAGAGCCCGTATGCCAGCATTCTTTGAACATGCAAATACAAACCTCCCGCAGTACGCTTGAACCTATTCTTGGACCCAATCCAGAGTCACTTCTATTAGAAATGGAAGAAAGATTTCAAGCAGTCAACCCCCACCCTAAAGAAGAGTTGCCTAGCATTATGTACAAAGCTGGGCAACGTTCAGTTGTTGAATGGTATAAAGCTAGACTAAATGACAATGGCTAGCTTCAACCTTGTACCAACTAAAGAAATACCATACGTATGGCACCTTACTAAACCCTTAGTCGATAAGGTAGAAGAACAAGCCAATACTGAAATCGATATGAGCACATCAGATCATTTGTTAAATCTTTTGTGTGGACATTCTCGTTTGTTTATTGGATTAGAGAAGGAATTCTCAGGTGACTTTCGATCCCTAGAATTAGGTGATGTAAAGAGTGTGGTGATTGTAGAAGAAACTGAGTGCCCTAATGCTAAAGTATTACAAGTACTTGTTTGGGCAACAGCTTCCTTACGTGACTACCAGTTATGGTATGATCAGTTCGGTACTATCCAAGATTTTGGTAGAGAGTTATCTTGCACAGCTACTGTAGCTTTAGTAAGACCAGGCCTGGCCAAAAAATTAACTCAGCTTAGCGGCTGGACTGTAGAATCAATTCAAGTATCAAAAGATCTTTAGGAAAATGATTAGATTTAAAAGAAAGAAAAAGCAAAGCATGCCAAGATACACAGGACCCACTCCTGAACAGGCAGCCGCTGACGCAAGAGCAAAGGCAGCACAAGAAGCTGCTAAAGTAGCTGAAAAAAACATGGCCTTAATGGCGGAGATGAATAGGAAATTGGCAGAAGCAACAAGCAAAAGGGCACAACCTTACGCACCATCAACTAAGATTAAAGCTATGATGGGTGATGTAGGTGGCGGTGTCGGAAGGAGCCAGATGGACGCTAAACGTAAAAGGAGAGTTGATGCTTCTAAGCTACGTATTAAACTTAACAAAGGTGCAGTGCCAGCACTTCAAGGTGCTGCAAGCGGCGGCACAGCCGGTGCAACAAACGTATAACACATAGATAAATGTACAACGCACGAGTAAGATACGATAAACTTACGAAACACCGTACACAATTTCTTGATGTAGCTGTTCAATGCTCTAAGATTACACTTCCTTATCTCATACAGAATGATGAGGGTCGTACATCACATATTAAATTAGATACACCTTGGCAATCAGTAGGTTCTAAGTGTGTCGTAACACTGGCAGCAAAATTAATGCTGGCATTGCTACCTCCACAGAGTACCTTCTTTAAGTTCCAAATAGATGATTCAAAGTTAGGAGCTGAGTTACCTCCAGAGGTAAGGTCTGAACTTGACATTAGTTTATCTAAAATGGAACGTATGGTCATGGATTCTATTGCTGCATCCAGTGATAGAGTATCCATACACCAAGCCATTAAGCATCTAGTTGTAGGTGGTAACGCTCTTATATACATGGGCAAGGATGGGATTAAGCATTATCCATTGAATAGATACGTCGTAGAACGCGACGGTAACGGTAATATTATCGAGATTGTAACCAAAGAAATTATCAATCGTAACCTACTACCTGAATTACTTCAAGAATTAGAAACTACACCTAATCATCCAGGTGATGTTGGTGGTGGAATTGGGTCTAGGCATGAAGAAGATGTTGATGTTTACACTTGTGTTAAACTCAAAGGAAATAAATGGGTATGGCATCAAGAAGCATTTGATAAGCTCATACCAGGATCACAGGGTAAAGCGCCTAAGGACGCTAGCCCATGGTTGGTACTAAGATTCAACACCGTTGACGGTGAAAACTACGGACGTGGAAGAGTCGAAGAGTTCCTAGGTGACTTCAACTCACTTGAAGCACTCTCTCAGGCACTCGTAGAAGGCTCTGCAGCAGCCGCAAAAGTAATCTTTACTGTATCACCTTCGAGCACAACTAAACCTCAGACAATCGCAGCAGCAGGCAACGGAGCAATCGTTCAAGGACGACCAGATGACATTGGTGTTATCCAAGTTGGCAAAGGTAATGACTTTGCAACAGCTGCTCAGTTAATGCAAACATTAGAGAGACGTTTACTTGAAGCTCACCTTGTTATGAATCCCCGTGATGCGGAGAGAGTAACAGCAGAAGAGGTACGCCTCACACAACTTGAATTAGAACAACAATTGGGTGGGTTATTCTCACTACTAACAGTTGAGTTCTTAGTACCATATTTAAACCGGAAGCTACTCACACTACAGAGAAGTGGAGAGCTACCACGTATACCTAAAGACATTGTTAAACCTACTATTGTAGCAGGGATAAATGCTCTAGGTAGAGGACAGGATAGAGAAAGCCTGACTCAATTCATGATGACAATTGCCCAAACACTTGGACCAGAAGCTATGATGCAACACATCAGTGCTGATGAAGTCATCAAACGATTAGCAGCAGCTCAAGGTATTGATGTATTGAATCTTGTTAAGTCCATGGAAGAAAGGACGCAAGAAGCTGAGCAACAACAACAAGCTGAGCAAGACTTAGAAATGACTAAGCAAACAGGTCAACTTCTCAGTGCACCACTAGCTGATCCATCTAAAAACCCTAACGCGGAGGAACTCGTAGCAAATGTCGCCGGTCAAGCAGACGCCTAGTAAACCTAAAAGAGTAGCTGCAAAAAGAAAGCAGCCTCCAAAAAAAGTTGAAAAAAAATTTGAAGAAAACGAAGTAGCAAAACCCACCTCCTTCGATACCAACAAGTTTAAATATGCCCAGGAAACTAAGGTAGGTGAGCCTACTATCCATCCACCTGGTGGCATTGTAACTTCAGTTGGTCTTGGAGGGCTAGAAACTAAGACTAATTATGGCAATTAATTTAACATATGATCCTAGTAATGATCCCGAAACTATGGAGGCAGAGGATCAAAGAGATTCAGAGTCACTTGAGATAGGTGAGAAGTTAGCAGAAGAACAAGATCAATTGCTAGCTGGTAAATATAAAGATGCGGAGGAACTTGAAAAAGCGTACATCGAACTACAGCAAAAACTTGGCTCTAAGGAGGAGGCAACTGAAGAGGGAGAGGCTGCTACCGAAACGGTAGATGAAGTCTCAGAACCTGAAGACCTTGATTTAGATAATCTTTTCCCAGATGACAATGAAGCACAGAGAGTATTCAATGTAGCTGCAGAGTTATCTGAGAATGGTGAGGTAAGTGCAGAAACTATGGAAGCTATTAGCGAGATGAGTGGTCAGGAAGTAGTTGACGCTTACTCACGTATAGCTAAGGCAGGGTTGGAGCCTGTACAAGGTGACGATCGAGAGTCTGAAGGAGAAGTAGCATCACCTCTTACCAATGAAGATATAGATTCTATTCAAAATGCAGTAGGTGGTGAAGATGCTTATTCACGCATGACTCAATGGGCAGGTGAGAACTTTACACCACAAGAGATAGCAGCTTATGATGCTGCACTTGAGTCTGGTGATATGAATCAAATCAACCTTGGCTTACAAGCATTGTATTATAGATACCAAGACGCTGTAGGTTATGAAGGTAATATGATTCAAGGTAAAGCAGCGCAAGCTGTAGAAGGATTCAGGAGTCAAGCTGAAGTTGTCCGTGCAATGGGTGATCCCAGATATGAAGATGACCCAGCTTACCGTCAAGATGTTTATGATAAATTAGAGAGATCTAACATTCAATTCTAAGGAAAATTATTATGGCAATGGGTTACGATCCAGATAGCACTTCAAATGTCGCCGATAATGGCGTACTATATGTAGTCCAAGCTACTGGTAACACATGGGTCAGAGCGCCCTACAGAGAACAGGGTAGTATAGCATCTTATGAGCATGCTAAACTGAACCCTAAAGGTATTGAATCAGTTAATGCCTCTCCACCTAATACAGGAACCGGTGCAACTGGTTTCGATATAACCCCACCTACTACCACCCGTCACCTTTATACAAGTCAGTACGATTAATGACATCAATCTCAGTACAGAAATCCCCACTTCAGAATTGGGATGAGTTTTGCAACTGGGTTACTAGCACCGAGAACCGCCTCTATGTGGGGTGGTTCGGTGTCCTTATGATACCCGCACTCTTAACAG